TAAGGAAGCCAAGGCTGCTGCGAAAGCAGGACCGCCACCGCCTCAAAATCAGGTCAAATAAGACTAATGGATTGAGGGGGTCGAACGTGACCCCCTCAAATTCCAAAAGGTTCATCAGATGGCTGACAATATTTCAAATGTTGAAATTCCCCAAAACACTTGGGTCGATTTATATGCTGCCACAGGTATTGCTGTAGGCAGTCAAATCGTTGTTGAAAATATCGGCAACAACGATGTTTACCTTGCTGTTTTAGCAACACAACCTGCCAACGATCATGCAGCGTATAACGTCGTTAAACGACCTCCTAGCCCGAACACCATGCAGAACAGTGAAGGTGACCCCGGTGCTTGGGCTTATTGCCCCAACAGTGGTGGCAAGCTTGCTGTTTCAGCACAGGTGAAAAATGGATTTTTACCGGTTACCGAAGCGCGTTTGACAGACGGTTTCGGCAACCCGTTAAGTTCTTATTTTCAACAAGAAACCGGTAGTCATGTACTGAGTATTCACGATGCGGATGTTCATACTCAAATCATCAATAGATTAATACACCAACATACGACAGTCATTACGACATTGACAGTAGCTACGTCTGGTGACGGAACTGAAAACCAAATCACAGTTGCAAGTGTTGTTGGGTTTGCTATTGGTGATCATATCCACGTCAACACGACATCAATCGAAACAACGCACCCTGTGATTCTGGCAATCAATGGAAACGTATTTCAGTTAGATCGTTATTTAGATCGTGCACATGCCATCGGTGACGAAGTTATCAAGGTGTTCGTCAACATGTCACCACAGATCGGGACGTTGGCGGCACCGCGAGAATATTGGACGGGACCACCGCCCGGTGAAGTGTGGCACATAACCCGTTTGCTGTTTGAAATGACCCACGGTTTAGCGGGTGATCTTGGTAAATTCGGTGGAATCGATGCGTTAATAAATGGTGTTTTGCTGCGTGCCCGAAACAATGGTCAATATGGGACGTTTACCAATTGGAAAACCAACGGTAATATCAAAACAGATATGTTTGATGTCGTTTTTGATGCACGATCAGGTGGGCAAGGTTCGTTCGGCACAAGTGGACGCGGTACATTCACGAACACAGGTGCTATCGTGCGTCTTGATGGCGACACAAATGATCGAATCGAACTGTATGTTCAGGACGATCTTCAGTTATTGGATTCATTCACGATGAAAATTCAAGGTCACTTGGAAGTGGGATAACATGGCACAACGTACAACACTTGAAAAAGTTAAGGCAATCTTACCCACCGGAACGACCTTGACCGAGCCACAAATTCAAGCAGCCATCGATGCTGCAACCTGTATGGTTGATCAGATCGCTGTAGGGTGTGCGTCTGACTTGACCGATGCATGTTTGACACAGGTTGAAACATATCTGTCAGCGCACTTTGCCGCTGTGACCGACAATACGTTGACGTTGAAATCAGAAAAAGACCCGTGTTGCGGTGGAAGTGCCACATACGGTTTTCAGTTCGGTGAAGGTGTCAAGGGCACGCCATTTGGTCAGATGGCAAATACTTTGTCGGGTGGTTGCTTGGCTGAATATGACAAACAACCTGTTGGCATGTTTTCGATTGGATCACAATGATGGGACTGTTCGAACGTAATTTGAATAAGTGCGGTCAGTCTATCGCTATTCAGACGCGCACCAATCAGGGTGCGACGTTCGGCAATGCGAACCCTGAACAAGACTTTGTGACCAAACACACAGTGTTAGCTATCGTTCAGACACCAAAAGGTAAGGCGACATTCGATGATGTTGGTCTTGATGAAACCATCACCCATATTTTTTGTATTGCTTGGCTTGATGGGATCACATCTGAAGATTGGATTTTGTTCAACGGCAAATATTATGACATCCTGAATGATGTTAACTGCTGTGAAAAAAATGCACGAATGCAAATGTTTTGCCGTGTTCGTGGCACAGGTGGGGCTGCAGAAGGATGAGCAACATTCGCATAAAACCTATTAAGTCAACCAAGCGCGTCATCGTCGGTATGACACGTGAATTGCATAGTCATCAGCAGGGTATTGAAAACGGGTTACATGTCATCGGTGATATCGTTGTACGACGTGTTAAACAGTTGATCGAAGAAGGTCCGAAGACGGGTCGTGTCTATCGCTTCCGTGGTCGTGATCATCAGGCATCGGCACCCGGTGAAGCACCTGCAAACAGAACCGGCAGGTTAGCGAAATCAGGCAACTATAATGTGCATGGTCCGTTCAGTATGGAAGTTGGCGAATCAGCGCCCTATGCTAATTTTCTTGAAGACGGCACCGGCAAGATGAAACCACGACCACACATGATACGTGCCATCACTGAAACACAAGGCGATGCCGTTCGTGTTCTGTATGATGAAGTTGCAAAGGTCCGTGACAAATGAGTTTGACCCCGAATGATGTCGTCTTCCACCTGCAGCGTTTCATGCCATCTATAAGCACGCGCTTCAGTACGCAAATCACAGGCACCGCAACTGCATTGGGAACAACCGTCACCGTGACGGCAATCGGTCATGGGTTGATTGTCGGTTCGAAGATTGTCGTGTCAGGTGGTGCGTTTTCAAACACGCTTGTCAGTGTCGTTGATAACCTTGATGGAACCGTTCGATTTGAGACAGACCAAGAGCATGATTTGACCGAACCCAAACAGTATGCTGATCCAACCCAATTGACGCTTTCCGGTTTCGGGAATGTTTGGGACGGTGCACATGATATCGTTGCTATTCCAAATCGTAAGTTTTTTGAAATCGCGTTTCCTGTTGGTGAAACAGTTCTTCCTGTTCTTGGCACAGGCTTGTTGATTGAACCAAGGTCAGCCGGGATTTTGGGTGAACAGACGATTGCCACGGTGCCCGGTGTAGATACGTTTACGTTTGATGTCACAGGTGTTCCGTCGTTACCGACAGGTGTCATCCAAGGGTTCGGTGCGGTCAAGTCATTTCGTATTTTTGCTGCTGCTGATTTCGAACGTGCAACGGACCTGTACAACAAGCAAGCTAAAGACGAATATGCACTGTTCGTCATCATGGGTGATGTCACGGTTTCGAAAGATCGGCATACCAGCAATGACGCCATCGGTGCATTTGCTTCACAGAACTTTCTGAAGCAAACCAATCTGAATAACTTTTCAACCGCTGTGTTCATTCCGACAAAAAAAGACATTGCAGGTAACGATGCCCAACAAGTTGCATATGGTGAAATGTATAAGGCGCTGCTAAGGGCGCTGTATGGGTTTCAGTTCGAAGACCCTGATACCGCGCTGACTTACGTCACCGTGTCTGCAGGGCATGGTGCGGGTCTGTACAACAGCGCATATTATGTTCATGTCTATGATTGGCAACGTCCTGATGTAATAAGTGCTGATCAAGGGTTTAATCTTGAACCTGAAGTCGCGTTTAGAAATATCAACGGGATACTGACTAACTTCGGTGATCCTGAAGCGCCTTTGTCGCTTGGTGTGAACCTTGATGACGAACCTTTATAATTAACCTATGTTTGGTTAATGTTTTTTGCTAAGTTAATAGAAATCGAAAGGCGAACAAGATGTTGAAGAAAATCGAATATACCGTCAACACTGACATGCACGGCATGAAAGCGGGTCAAACGATCATGCTTGAAGTCGATAAAAACGGCACCCCGTTAAGCCGGTTGTGGCGTCGTCGGTTCAATGACGCAAAAATTGACGGCTGTATCACGAAAACGGAACAGCCAAAACCCAAACCTTCTGATGTGAAAAAAGGATAAGTAAGTCATGGCTGGTTCACCCACTTCAAACCCGCGTGTCAACATTCAGTTGTTACCTGCTGCACTTGTTGACGCTTTCGAAGATCGTCGTTGCATCATCTTTGGTCAAACCGGCCCCGGTGGTGCAGCCGTCAGTGAAGCACTTAACATCAATCTTCACACGGCAACCGATGCTGAAATTCAAGCATTGTTTGGTACGTCTGATCTGTACTGGAAAATTCTTGCATGGCGTAACGGTGCACAGGTTTCTGATGGCGGCATCGTTCCGACGTTGGATGTCATTTCTGTTGCCCCTGCCGGTGGTGCAGTCGCTGCAGCATCAACGATTACATTTGCAGGTGCGGCAACTGCTGCCGGTTCTTACACGGTATCGATTGTTGACGAAAAAGAATTCACTGTCATCGTACCTGTCGCCAATGGCGATGCAGATACCGTTGTTGCCGCTGCTGTTAATGCTGCAATCAATCTGCTGACCGATGCACCGTTTTCGTCAAGTGTTTTGCTTGGTGTGGTCACCATCACGGCTGATGATGTCGGCACGCTTGGCAATGATTACGGTGTGCGTGTTACCGGTGTTGTCACCAATCAGACTGCTGTACTGACCGCCTTCACAGGGGGCGTGACTGACCCCGTATTGACTTCCGTCTTGGATGCGATTGATGGTCGTCGTTATACCGGTGCACAGTGGCCTGAATCATGGGTCGTCACCACCATCGCTGATGAATTTGCTGCACGCTTCAACGTCGCAAACGATATCCTTGACGGTGTGGTGTTCCAAGGTAGCACCGACACCTTTGCAAACAACACAGCTTTGGTTGCACCTTTGAACAATCAAGCATTGGTCATCATGGGCAACAACATCAGTGCAACCGCACTTGATAAAGGTCCATCGATTTTGCAGCCCGCTGATTGGGTGGCATCGTTCTTCATGGCAGTTCGTGACAAACGTCTGTCTACAGGTGCATTGATCGCTGACTTGATCGTTGCACAGAACGCACCACAAGACGCGCTTGGTGGTCCTGCCTTGGCATCCCTGCCATACTTCAACACACCGCTGACCGACACCCCTGTGACGGGTTCTGTTAACCTGTACAATTCGACCGAACAGATTGAACTTGAAAATGACGGGTTCACAAGCTTCGGTGTGAACACTGTCGGCAACGCAATGTTGATGGGTCCGGTTGTCACGACTTGGACCACTGATGCAGCGGGCAATGCTAACGCTTCGTTTCATTACCTGAACTATGTTGACACCGGTTCTGTTTGTCGTGAAATCTTCTTCCGTACCCTGAAGGCTGTTTTCTCACAACACCGCTTGACCGAAGGGAACATTGTGGAAGGTCGTGCGATGACCAATGAACTTGGTATCAAAGGTGAACTTCTGAACATCTATCGTGTGCTTGCAAACAACGCACTTACACAGGCGGGTTCGGATGCTGAAGCGTTCTTCAACACCAACACAACCGTGGTGGTCAGCCTTGCAGATCGCACTGTGACGATCAACGGACCTTTGCCGATTGTTACCCAATTGGGCACGATCAATTATAACCTGTCTTTGGCGTTTACGGTTGGTCAGACCGGCACGCAAATCACTCTGTAAAAGGAATATGACTCATGGCGCGTGTAGCACTGTCCGTCCCTGAAATTCTCGTCAACGATGAGAAAATTTCAATCGTCCCGAACTCATTCACATATGACAAGGGTGAACCTGAAATCACTGTTCGTGCAGCAAGTGCGGGTAATGGTGGTTCTGAATCCGTTCATACTGTCAATGCCGAAAGTGCATTTTCTGAACCGTCGTTTTCTGTCCATGTGACGAACGAAAATGACGCCCGTATCCGTCAGTGGAAAGACAATATTGGTGCAAATGTCATCAAAGCCGTTCAGCGTGTGCCGGGTGGTAACGACATTGTTTTGACTTTCCCCGGTCAATCGCTTACCAATAAGCCTAGCCGTGAAGCTGCTGCCGATGGCGTGACTTCACTTGAATTTAAGGGTGATCAGGGGATTTAAAATGCTTGCCGATGGAACGTTTGATTTCGAATTGCGCAAGTCAATTGAGGTTGCAGGGTGTAATGGCCCTGCAGCCACTTTGACTTTTCACGAATGCGGTGAAGGTTACGATAGCTATTATATGAAGCTGCGTAAGTTTGTTCTTTCAGCAATGCTGAAGGCACCTGAACTGATGGAAAAATTAGGAAAGTTCGTCACCAAAGACGATGAACTTCCTGCAGGTGACGAAGTGAAACCATTGCATCAAATTGATGAGAAAGATCATCTTTCTGATTCCAAAGGTTTTGCTGAAGTTCTGAAAATCACGTTGGGCACTTCTGACGATCTTGAAGAATTGATCACTGTCTTCGGACACATGGTGTCGAACAGTGGCGGCAATGCCATCTGCACAATCGATGGCGTGCGTATTAAAGAAGGTGCATGGAAACGGCTTCATCCTGAAGACAAGATTGATGCAGCGGTGCAATACTGCTCTTTTTTCGGCATAGGGTTGGACCAAGTATCGAACAGCGCATCAGAAGCTGCGTCCGAATCGCCTACGGAAGTGAAAGTTCTTTAACCGTAAGCGAATGTCTTGGAATGACCACATATCAACTTTCAGTTATTGATGATGAGTTGAACAACATCAGACGAAGATCAAAGGGTTGAATGATGGTTAACACAGTTTCATATCTCTATGAGATTTTAGATCGTTATTCAGCACCTTTGCGTAAGATCACACGCGATACCCAAAAGTTTGCCCGCACCACCGTCAAAGCACAAGGCGGTGTTGCGGGTATGTCTATGCGCATGGACAAGTTCGCTAGGAAGGCCCAAAACTTACAGGGTGCACTTGGTGCATTGGGGTTGGGTGCCGCACTTGTGTCCACTGTGAAAGTATCATCTGACATGGAAGATGCCATGCAGGATATCGGACGTGTGACCGATGTCAGTGCTGATGGATTGATGCGTTTCGAAACCACCCTTGAAAATATGTCTGAAGCCCTTGGTAAGTCAAAAGAAGGCTTGGCTAAGATGGCGTTCGAAGGCGGCAAGCTTGGTATCCCGATCAATATGATGGAAGAATTCTTGATGATGACATCAAGGACTGCCATCGCGTTTGATATGGTCGATGAAGAAGCGGGTCGTTCCATTGGTTCAATTCAGGCCAAGATGGGCTTGATGGGCAAGGATGCCGAAAAACTTCTAGATTCCATGAACTATCTTGCCGACACCACAAGTGCGAACGGTGAACGGATGATCGAAATCACCGAACGTCTTTCAGGTACGTTTAAGATTTTGGAATTGCCGCCATCTGTAGCTGCTGCGTTCGCTGGTTTTGCTGATCAGATCGAAGTCACACCACAGCTTGCCGCGTCCGGTATGAACATGATGATCAGGCAGATGCGCAAGATGCCCGGTATGACAACAAAGATGATGGCTGATCCCATTGGTGTTGTTAACGACCAACTTCAGAAGCTGGCAAAGATGGGACCGGAAGTCCGTACACGATATATGATGAAAGTGTTCGGTCCTGAAGCAGCCAAGTTCGTTGAAAAAGCTGTTGGTAATATCAAACTGTACGGTAAGACCGTTGAAAATGCGATGTCGGCTAAAGCTGCCGGTTCCATGCAGCGCGAACTTGAAAATCAAATGAGGCGTTCAAGCAAGACCTTTCAGAAATTCAGTGAAACATGGAAGAACACCGTTGACGCAATCGGTGATGCAATCAAGCCGTTGGCGACGTTGTTCGCTAAAATCGGCACTGTGTTCGCTGATGTCATCGGTACGTTGGTTAAAGGTTCACCAATGCTCATACGACTTGTGGCAATCATCGCAGGTGCCGTCGTCGTGTTCACAGGGTTGTCACTGGTTGCAGGGATGCTTGCTGCTGCCCTTGCCCCCGTCTTGGCGACGATAGCAGCCATTTCAGCCCCTGTGTGGGCAGTGATCGCCGCTGTGACTGCTGCTGTTCTTCTGTTCGCTGAATGGGAATCGTCGGGACACCCTATCATTAGGATGTTTGGTGATATGTTCGGTGATATCGGTGCTATTTTAAAACCCATTGGTGAACTGTTAGGGCTTGTTGAAGAAGGTTCTGACGGCTTCAGTATGTGGGGTGTTGCAATTGAAAAGTTGGGCTATGCGATCATGGTCGTTTTGACCCCTTTGAAAATGTTCTTGGTGGGTTTGAAAGGTATCGTTGAAGCCGGTGCTGCTATGGCATCAGGTGATTTTAGTGGTGCATTAGACAGGTTGAAGTCAACAGGGTCTGATGTCATGGGTGCTGGCATGGAAGGAATTCAAGCAGCCGGTGCAACGCTTGGTATTGAAAGTTCAAAAGCAGCCCTTCAGAACAAACAAGGTGCACAAGGCGTTGCCGTTAGCGGTGGTATCTCTGTGACTGCCACAAGTGGTGCTAAGGTCAACAGTTCTGCAATCCAACTTAACGGTGGTGCCAACCTAGCAGGTGCAATGTAATGGCTGATAATAGAACATCACAGCTTTTGGCTGCATCCTTCAAAGGTGTTTCGTTTTCGGTGCGATCAGAAACAGCTTCTGAATTGGGTCGAAAATTGGTGCTGCACGATTACGTGAATTCAAGTGAACGGTTCGTTGAAGACCAAGGTCAAATACCACCCAAGTTCTCTATTCGGGCGTTTGTTCATGGTGCTGATTTCATAGCCCGTGCAGCGCGTCTTGAACAAGCCCTTAATGAAGGCGGTGCCGGTCAGCTTTCGATGCCTGTGTTCGGTGTTGTAAAAGCGTATGCAGGTGCTTATTCAAAAGACGCAAGTCAACAAAGCGTCGGTGAAATCAGCTACACAATTCCGTTCGTTACAGGGCGTCCTGCACCGGGTCCGTCTGTATCGCGTGTGGGCATCGAAGATGTGTATCAAGCCGGTGATCAGGCTAGGAAAGCGATTGAAGACACGTTTGCTGTTCTTTATCCACCGCCTGAAAATTCTGCAAATTCTGTTGCATCAATCGGTGACCTGAACAACATCGTTGATAACGTCCGTGACACAATCAAAACCATTCTTCCTGTTGAAGATTTGGTACAGGTCTTTAGAACAGTTGACACCATCAGATTGAACGCGGCAAAGCTTGTCCGTGATCCCGCATCCTTGGCACCGACACTGCTTGCAGGTATCCCCGGTGCACCGGGATTGTGGCAATCAATCAGCTTAGGGTTAAGTGAAGTTCAAGCACTTGGTGCCGGTGTTGAACAGCTTGCGTTATTGAGCAACCTAGGTGGTGGGTTGTCACTATCGATCAATGATGTCAACCGTGCAACGTCTGTCGATCCTAATTCGTCACAAATCCCCCTGTGGCCTTCAACCACAAAGGAAAGAATTGATCGCAACACGGCACGCCAAACAATTGCACAGGGCAACCGTATTGCTTCGATGGTTGGTCTATACGAAGTCGCTGCTGCACGATCATATAAAACTGATGATGAAATTGTTGCTGTTCGAAATCTGATCGAAGGATTGCATGAACGCATCATGCGAACTGAAACGGTTGACTATGCATTGATCCAATCAAACCCAACGGTAAGATCATCGATTGAAGATGTCCGTCTTGCTGCATTGAATGTCATGGGTCAGAAAGAACAGGAAACGTTTGAAATCATCACGGATAACACAGGGGCACCGAAATCAGACCTTGTACGTTCATATGCACTTTATGCCGAACAATTCATCAACCCTGATCAGCTTGCCGCACGTGCTGTTGATATCGCAAATCTAAATACATCACAGTCATCTGCCGGGTTGGTTGACGACTTCAAGATTTTTCAGGTGTAGTCGATGGCGGGTTTTGAAATTTCAGTCAACGGCAAGATTTTTAGCAATTGGACAACAGCCCGGTTGACAAGAACCATCGATGAAAATGCGGGGAAGTTTCAGTTTTCATCAAGCAATGTCATTCCCGCTAACTATCCTGTTCGTGCCGGTGATGCCGTGCAAATTCTCATCAATGGTGAACCAAAGCTGACAGGGTTCTGTGATGCACTTGAATCATCCGTTGAAGAAGGCGTTGACACCATCACAGTGATGGGGCGCGACAACACCTGTGACTTGATCGATTCAAGTATGCCTGACGCTGTGAAGTCGATTAACGGACCATTGCAGTTAGTGGACCTGATTGAAAAAGTGATCGAAGCCTTGGGTGCAAATATTGGGGCGCGTGATTTTTCAGGGGGTATCAAAGAATTTAGTGAAAATGAATTCTTCGGTGCTGATGCTGGTAAAAACTGCATGGAATTTCTGACTGACTTTGCCCGCAAACGTCAGGTTTATTTAATCCCTAGCGGTGATGGTCTGTTAGTGGTCTTCCGTCCCGCTGAAACAATTCAACCCGGCATCATCATGAACCGTCGTGACGATACTGAAAACAATGTCATATCGTCATCGGTTCGATTGGATCATTCACAACGGTTCGGTAAATACTCATCACGGTCACAGGATAATTTCGGTGCTGATTCTGATGCTGATTATGAATTTGGTGT